TCAATATTGCAATTTGTTCCGCCATTTCCCCAAGCTCTTGGGAGGTGGCTCTGTAGCCCAATATGCACCAACCGGTGAGGTTCTCACATTGTCTGATACACGATACAGCGTTTTTCCACCCACATAAACTGGCTCCGCAGAAGTGAAGTTTGGCGTTTGGTTAGAAGGAAGTGACTCCAGCAATCTACCTGGACTGACCATTGGATCTGTCGTCTCTATCTCAGGCCGCACTTTGTAAAACCCTAATTCTGCACCAGCTTCTGGCGCAAACTTGCGTTGAATTGTCTTACTTGTAGCGAAGCCTGCCGCAACACCGCCGGCATTTTCCGCTACGTCACCCCATCGCCCATCAAGAGCAGCACCAGCCATATCATAACTTGTCAACCCGGTTCCTAACACTTGCCCCACAACAGGAATGCCAGTTACAGACCGAAATGCAACTTCGCCCTTGCCCATCCCAGCTTCATAATTTTTTCCTATTGAACTTAGCCATTTCGGTTCGTATCGATCACCTGAAGCCAGTCCCAAAGCCACCTGTCCTAAATCTATCGTATTTGCAACTGGCTGCCAAACTGTATCCAGCAGTCCATTTCCTACGCCTTTTGCGAAGCGACGACTTAGATTACCTGGGGTCGCCAGGTTTTCATTTGTATGGAATTTTTCATCACCGACAAGCGAAGAGTTACTGGCTTGAGAAAGACGAGCATCCGTATAAAGTCCAAGTCGTGCCGCGTTTTCTAAACTTGGCCGGCGATCGGCTGCTGCCATTGTCATCTGATAATAAGGGTCAGCATTCTTCTCTGCTTGTGATGCTTTCCACAAATAACCATTGGTCAACGGATCATTTTGTGCAGCCTCTCCGCGCTTTTGAACAAAATAATCATTTCTGGCCAAATAATCCTTGAGTTGCTCCGGGCTCACATCAACCTGATGCAGCTTGTCTATGCTTGGACTGTTTATTACCCGATTCACATCCAGTTGATGTGCGCTACGCAAACCATTCAGACTGGCATATTGAATCAACTCGCCTGCGCTTGGCGTATAGCCATAGTTCTTTTTGAACAGTGCCGTCATGGTGTCGCCAGCACGGCTCATACCTCTCCCGTCAAAGGCGCCAGTTTGATAGCCAGCTCTTTCTGATCGCAAGAAATTGGGCTTGGCAAGTTCAGTATCGTCATCTATCGCGCCCCTTTCTGGCGGGGCGACGGGAATCACTGCACTGCCGTCAGAGACAGGTAATCGATAGCCAAAATCACGCTGCGCTTCATTATAAGCTGGTAGCATTCCAGAGTTAAATCTCGGGTCGCTCAGCATATACAAAGAACTGGCATCGTCATCAAGTTTCAAGCTCTTATATTGTTCAGCAAATTCTGAATCATCTTCGTCAGGATTGTAAAGCATGTCTTCCTCTTGATATTGGTTGTGACTTGCGCTGGCATGCCACCGACAGGTTAAAGTGACGTGTACCGACAGAACAGGCGTACAGCGTCCTGCCTGTCGGCATGGTTTTTAAAAAAGTCAGGAAATTTGTGTTATGAGAAACGAAAGTAAAAACAAACGGAAGGTTTGCTCGTCAAGCTAAGTCACTGTGATTACATGGCAGATTTGATCAGGCTGGCCGCTTCGTCGCTGCGACCAGGTCATTGAACAGGCCACTGACATGGGGCCAGGCCTGTTCAATCTGGGCTTCTATGCCAAGACCGGTGGCAATGAAGTTGCGTGCGATCAGCACCTTGTTGTTGCCTGCTGTGGCGGGAATGAGATTTTCTATGTCAAGTATCAGCTTTCTGATTTGCTCTTTATGTTCGGCCAGAAAGGCGATGATTTGCAAGATCGTGCTTGCTATTTGCAGCATAATAATATCCTTTAGATTTTACACTGATGGGTAATAGTGAGTCCTTTGACAGCCTTGAGATAGTCGCGCGCCGTGTCAGCCGCGGAATGTGGTGTCGAGCCCGGCAAGGGGGTTGTCGCTGTCTGCCATTGCGGACTGAGGCTGGTGCTGCACTTCGCCTGTTGCCACAGATGCTGATATTGCTGGCACGCCGTCGCTGAAGCTATGATCTTCGATTGGAGCATGCTGACTGGCTTTTGCCGGCAATAGACCGGCTCGTTTAGAAGTAATGACGGGGAGCACGATGCCAACAAGGGTAACAATACCAACAGCCAGGCCATTGAGTTGCTCTGGTGTGATGGCGACATGGATGCCAAAGGCATCGCCAAATTGCGCCAACGCGCCCATGGCTGCGGCCAGGGCTGCGACCGAGATACCACGATTTTTCCAGGCTTCCACATTGCTGACCTCGCTTCCTTTGCGGAACAGGTTGATGACTGCATTAACTTTTTCAAGCATGATCGCTCTCCCATAAGACGTTGTTTGCCAGACGATTCATCCAGCCAGCACCAAATGTGGGCCAGTTGGATAATTTGGTATAAAACCTGATGCGATGAGCCAGCATGCGCCTGGCCAGTTTGTCGGGAGTGATACTGGCAACTGCAGCCAATGTGATCGGGCCAACAATGCCATCTTCAGCAACACCAAGGGCGCGCTGCAAAAGCCTCGTGGCAGTACCTGCACCGCAATTAATGGCGCTGTCAAAAAATTCAAAGGCCACAGCGAGCGGCAATTGATCAAGATGATTGGCATCCCAAAAGTCACGTTTGTAAAGTGCTTTGGCTTGCTCTACGGTGAGTGCTGCAATATCAAGCTTGGGATAACTGCGCTGACTGATGCCAAACCGCGTCAGCTTGCCGGCATCCAGAGGGTGATTACTGGTGCCGCCTTCGCTTTTCAGAACTGGCGCAATACAGAGATCAAAGTTGTTCATGCTGATGTTCCTTCCATCGTTGTTCTGCTTCCTGTCTTTCTATCTCAGCCGTCTGCAGGCTGACCCAGCGCTGGCGCAGCAGGATCAGTGAAATGGCGATGCCTATGAGCATGGATGCAATCGACAAATAGCCCTGAATTTCGGCTATTGAAGTCAGTGGAGCAATTGCCGTCGTAATCGCTGGTACTGCCAGGGCAGTCTTTGGATTATTGGTAATCGCCTGCGCCATGTGGCTGGCAGCAGTTTCAGTAAGTTCGGGAATTTTCATGAGTCAGGTCCTTGTAAGTAAGAGGACTACAATAAACGTGGCAGTAATAAAGCTCGCATACGCATGCTGTTGCCTTCAGCAAATTTGCTACCTGAGTTTGAATAAAGTTAGGGTACGGACATGCGTTTTCAAATCTCAAGCTATACCTCCCCGTTCCCATGTGGGATAGTCATTTGATCCTGCATTACCGGGAGAATTATTCCCGCCAGAAGAGTCACCATTATTGCCCCCGTTGCGCCTACCTAGTCCGCTAAAAATATTGCCGATTCCTTTGGTCAATCCACCCAGAAGATTGGATTCAAAACCATCTCCCTGCCCAGATTTTGTGGACGTACCGTTCGTGGTGGTTGTGCCATTGACGCCCATATATGGCGACAGCAGTCCGTTGATCCTGGTGGCCTGGTTCAATGCATAATCATTCTGATTATTGGCGACACCATAGGCATTGTTGATCAATGAGGTAACGGCATTAAGCCCATTAAGTTTGTTCTGACTATTGAGCTGGTTATTAGCGAGCTGCCATGCGGCATTTTGCATATTGGCTTGCTGGCGATTACCGAGGTTTGCCATGTTGGTTGCCTGCATACCCTGATAATTATTCTGGTTAGCTTGTTGCTGGAAGCCCGCATTGGCCAGATTGGTTTGCAAGGCAGCGCCAAATAATTGCGACAGCACATTATTCTGCGCTGTCGCATTGAATTGATTATTGTTGTTCGCCATCTGCGCGTTGCTGAGATTGACCTGGTTCTTTGCACCTGCGTCAAGTCCAGCCACGTTATATTGCTGGCCCGACAGTCCCATGGCAGCATTCAGTTGATTTTGTCTGTCCTGGGTATATTGCCCGGATTGTGCGGCAACTGCAGCATCTGTCATGTTTTGCCCGACTTGTGACAGTGCACGACTCATATTGCGCGCCAGGGAATCTGCTGCTTTTCCCTCTGCGATACCCTGACGCGACCCACCATACTGGCCGTTAGCGATAGCGTCACCTCGCAGGGAAGGTAGGATGTCTTCCTTGAACTGTTGCATCGCATCATTTTGCAGATTCTGGAATTGCGCCGAGCTTTGATTCAGACCCTTTTGAATCGCACCAGCCAGATAGGGATTATTCCCAAGGTCGCCATAAATCACGTCTTGAAAAGCCCGGCCCAGACCAAGATTATTTTGCCCAGGAGCGTTGATCGTGGCCGCCGGGCCCGCTTGTGCCAGGCCAGAAGTTGCCGCCTGATAGCCTTGCGGCATCTGGCTGAAGGCCGCGTTCATGGGCATGGTATAAGCACTTTGTGCTGCCTGCATGCTGACAGGGTCATAAGCATTCTTCATCAGCCTGAAAGCCGAATCCCTCGCTTCACCCATGTCCCAGGCAGAATTGGTGCCAAGATAGTTGTCAGCAGCCTGCCCATATAAACGCAGCCCTTCGTTTTGCGGTCTGTCAAGCAAGGCTTGATAACGCTCAAGCAAGCCTCCACTGGTTTGATAATCTTCGGGTTTGTAAATGGGGTTCCCATCTTCATCTGCCCCTATTGGTACAGCTCCTTTTTTTAAAACTTTTTCACCAGATCCAAACAAAATGGCAGCGATACGTGGATCAAGCTCTTGTTTGACAATTTGTGTTTGTGAGCCCGAACTACCACCTCCTCCACCGCCCCCACCACCTCCACCACCTCCCATGAGGCCACCAACAAAGGCGCTCGCCGCGCCACCTGCTACCGCTGCAAAAGACATTATGATTCCTCCAATTTTTTCAACTCTTTCGTTGAGATAAGATGTTGTCTGGTCTGAAGCTGATCACTCTCTTCCACCAATTCATCTTCTATCTCTTCAATGACAAGCAAATCCGTTTTGCACACTGTTGTCCATGTCGTATCTGCGTGCGCATAGCCCACTCGCTTCATGCCGGCTTTGGTGGGCAAAACGCAATATCCACTTAGCCGTCGCATGCCCGTATCGGTTGACACCGAAATATCGCCACAAACAACATTCAGATGATCTGTTTTGTGCGTAGTACCAACCAGAACTGTGCCGGCTGGTATGTGTATGGTTCGCGCATACATGCCACCCGACAAACAATGCTCGGTATTCAGATCAATCTGTGGACCCTGCCTGAGGCAAGTCTCCAGCCTTGCCAGCGCATCAGGCTTTATCAGTTCTTCCATGACTTATCCTAAAAATACCCAGGTTGAACTTGCGCCTTTGTAGTAATACACGCCAACACCAGATCCAGGATTCCACAAACTACCATCGGCGTAGCGAATGTCACCATCTCTGGGCTTGGCAGGGGCAACTGTGGTTTTGTCTAGGTGGCCCACCGATAATCCAGCAATGGCTGTGGCTATTTTCTGAAGCTCAGACGAAAAAAAACGCTGCATTTCTGCAGCGTCATCTGGTAATTGCGATGGTGCATAGCCCACCGTGCTTGAATTGCTTGCCCTCACCATGCCCCATAATATCGACATCCAGATCGACCGAATCAAGTCGCCATTGAAACGCAGATCCGGACGCGTAGCGATGTGCGATATAGCGACCACTTGCAAACAGATCGACAGCTACGCTAGAGCCTATCGTATACGTTCCTGTGACCCACACTGGCTCATCATAGGGTGTATTGGCATACCCAACGCTCACCTTGACTGTTTCTCCGGGATTGCCGGCGATACGGGGACGCACTCCCTTCACCAGTTTAATGCTTTCAGGTGTATCAAATGACAAACCCCGGCGTTCCAGAAACGCAGCAGGCAGGCTGCCATTAAAGGAAGCTGAGGCATCAAGCATATACAATTTTTGATCATTCGATGCCATGACGACACGCGCAGTGTCAGGTGTGTAATCGGGACCGCTCCAGAATGTCAGATCAGAATCCCAGGAATCAGAATCCTGCGCCCAGGTTCCTCCAAGGTCATTCGATACAGCACCGTAGCTGGCATGATTGATATTAGGCACATCACGGAATGAAACTGTCTTGTCGATAAAATTATAAACCATCGCCTTGTCACATACGCTTGATCCTATGGAAGGATAAGCCAGATAAATTTCATTCAGAAATGGATTCTTGAATACGAATACATTGCCACGGCTATTGACATCAATATTCTGGAAAAAGAATCTGCGTGTTTGCTTGTCCAGCACCGAGTTTGCTGTTTGCCCATCGTGAACAATGACGTCAGAGCCAGTAACCACGAAATGCCAGCCATCAAACTCAACTGCACAATTACGGTTGAGCATACCGGACATGCCAAGGATTTTGGAAAACCGGAACATCGATTGTCCGCCGACAAAATCCATACGATGGGTCGAATTTTCAGTATAGATGATGAAAGAATCGCGCAAAGGCAAACCATCGACAACTGGACTGGTCGCTTCTGCCAAATCAACTTCACCCGCGTCCTTGGTGGCATCGGCAGCGTCCCAGGTTACTGGAAAAGCACCAGGATCAGCCGGATGCGACCATTTCACCAGAAATGGTTTATTCGTGCCGGCAACAGTCAGGTTCATGGCAATCAAAAAATTTTTATACGCCCGTAATGATTTGCAATATGTGCTTGCCGGCCAGTTAGGTAAATCAACAAATTTATTTGCCACATTCAAGTCCCAGGACATCGGGATTCTCAATGCATCGCCAACATTTAATATTGGCAGACCTGAAAGCAAAGCATGGGTCCATTGGTTGACCACACCCGCCCTGGGTGTTGCATGTGTAATATCGGTATGAGTCACGACACCACCAGAATAAGTCACCGCATGTGATTTGGTGGCACTCATATATACCCAGTAACGGTTGCCCGAAATTGTCACTGGTAGCACATACTGCGGCACGACAGCTGGTGAGTTATATACTTCGCCATGGCCATAAAACTGGTAAGCATAGCCATCTAGAAAGCGAATATTGCGCGCATCTGTCCAGGCATTGACAGGTATTTCATGCTGCGACAAATCCTTGTTGACACCAAATTGTCCCAGATTTTGTATTTTAACGAGAGCCATATGCGCTTAATAATCCGTAGCGGTTTTGATTACCTTTAGCAGGCTGTTGCTGTGCAAAACCCTGATTAAGCAATCCCATAGGTTGCTGGAAATTGCTTTGCGATCCCTGGTTTTGCATGCCATAAGGGTTTCGCTGATTTTGTAAGAATGGGCTCTGAAAATTACTATTTTGTCCGCCATACAAATAGGTATTCGATTGTCCCGGCTGATTTTGCCAGTTACCATTTTGCCCCTCATTACCCCAGTAAGTCTGTGCTCGCGGCTGATCAGGGCTACCCCAATTCATGTTAACAGACTTGCGATAGGCATTTGTCTGCTGAAACGGCTGTATATAAGGATCTTGTTGCTGTTGTTGCGCCACTGGCACTTGTGACAGATTTACAGGAGCATCAAACCCGCTCATGCCATATGCCTGGCGCTGATTAAACAACTGCTGCTGGGCATTATTGTATGCGCCATTGTTGTATGTTTTAGCATACGCCTGATGTGGCTCGTCAATTCCACCCAATTGCTGCAATTGCTGTGGCGTCAGTTGAGACATTTGCTGCCGCAAGTATTCCTGTTGAGCCGGATTCATGGACTGCGCTTCAGCAATCCTTCGCTGCATGTCGATCAAGGGATCGCTGGCATACATACCGGACGACTGAACACTATCGAATGGTTTCGCCGCCATCTGTTTTTGGCGGTTTGCAGCAGCGGTTGCCAATTCGGATTGCATACGCATTGCGGCAAGTTTTTGTTCGTAATCCGGCCTGGCGCTAGCGCCAGGCATACCAAGTTCACCAGCCTGATAAGGACCACCAATATTTCCAAGCGCCGCCATCCTCGCATTCTGGGCCGCCAGATATTCAGCTGTTGGCATTCCATTCGCTGTCCCAGATTTTGCACTTGCATTGGCCGTGTCTGTTGATGTGAAATCCTTAGCTTGCGTACTTGTGTTTGCTGAAGTTTGAATATTGCCAGAACCTATACCCTTGCCGCTCACCATATTCTGTGCTGCTGCAACCTGAAAGGCAGTGCGGGCATTCTCCAGCCCCTTATTTTTTATCTCATTATTCCAATAATCGATCCCCGCCTGATCACCCACCTTACCAAATGGTGTGTAAAAATCAGCGGCTGTCGTACCCGCTACATAGCCTGAACCAGGATCCTGAACATTCCCGACACCGCGTCCAGAAATAATATTATCACTGGCGGCCTGATAGAAAGCACGCTGCGCTGCGTCAGCACCCTTGGCAGCAATTTCCCGGTTCCAGTAATCGACACCTGCCTGATCTCCAGCGCGACCAAATTGCTTGTACCAGTCTGCTGCACTTATATCTGCCATGATTTACCTCATTCTTTTCGTGGTTTCGCGAACACGTGACCATCCCAATGATCGCCAATAGAAACGCTATCATCACAAGGGATATATCCTGCAACCATTCCTAAAACTATATTCACAACTATGCCATTTTGAATTTCTGCGCTTTTCATATTTACCACCAATAAATAATAACTAGGCCGTTTCCACCATTGCCGCATAGCGTATCGGAACCACCACCGCCACCGGACGGGAAACCACCATTGCCTCCTGGTAGACCTGCAGCTGTTGCTGCTCTCCCACCGTCACCTCCACCTCCTTGTATTGAAAAGTACAGCCCATCACGGGCAACATTCATCCCCCCGCCAGTAGAATACGTACCCCGGCCACCACCGTTCGCACCTGCAATTCCTGCGCCGCCTCCGCTTCCACCACACAGACTTCCACCTCCGTTTGTAAGTGATCCACCTCCGGTTCCACCTGCCCCCCCCCCACACAGCGGAGCCAACTCCGTTAGAATTCACCGAAGCACCACCAAAATCGCTCGATGCATGAAAAACGGTTGAGATTCCAAAACTAGGATTTGGATGTCCACCAACGCCAGCATTTGAACCAGTACTAGCAATTCCCCCTCCACCTGCACCACTAAAGACTGCGCCTCCTCCGCCAAATGCTGAAAATGTAAGCCCAGATTGCGTGCAAAAAATGCTTGAAGCGCCCCCATTCGAGCCAAAACCTGTGCTACCAACACCGCCAGCTCCAACAATTATTTGGCATGCCTCACCCATAATCAACGTACTCTTAGGTACGATTTGTCTATTTCTACCACCGCCACCACCGCCATGGGCCCAAGTACCACCCCATCCTCCAGATCCGCCGGCTCCAAATATGTCGAAAACATACATTGAAGCAACTGGAAGAATAAACATCTGCGATGTTTTGAATAATTGAAAATTTGCACCTCTTGGCGCTGCATTAGCAAACCCCGTAAACCCCGCCATATCAATAATCCCCCGAATGAGCACGCGCACGCCAACCGGCAGCCACCGCTGTCCCCATGGTCGCATACAATGTATAGCCGGCAGGAATAGCCCGATTTAAAGGGATAACGACCTTCGCCTGCGCTGCTACTTCTGTCAATACAGTGGCCGGCAAACTTACTTCTTCCCATAAGATGTTATTCGCAGCCGATGACGTAGAAGATCCATTATTAAGAAATACGCGAAGCACAGATGCGTTATTTGTGCCGATAGGGATAGCTTCGACACTCTCAACAAATGCACCATTTGGCCCCGCCGGTGAAGAAATTTGAACAACTGTGCCGGTACCATCCTTATTGGTATTCGCTGCTGTGATAAGCGCTGATATCCATACCTTGGGTGTCAGTGGAAAGATAGGGGAAATATTTGCTGCCATATCTGCTCCTTAAAAATTATTGTATAAATACAGTACGCTAGCGGAGTTAGTGCCCCAACTCGCATTACTCCCATCCGTCGTCAGCACCTTGCCCGCATTTCCCGCCTGTCCAGGCAACACAGGAGAAAATGCCTGCGCCACAACAAATGCGCAAGTTGCCACCTCATTTGTAGCTGTACCTGCCGTTTTGGTCGATGCCGTCAACGCCGCGCTTGTAAAGTCTTGTGCACCTGCCCAGGTTTGCCCCGACACATTGCCCTTGGAAGACATGGCAGGCCCACTCAAACTTCCCGTTACTGCCAAGTCACCTGTAATAAGTTGACTGCCGACCATGGTCAAATTCCCGGTCATCGTCTGATTCCCAGTCCGCAGCAAAGTCTCGGACCCGGCAATGATGACGAAATTTGTGCCGTCATACATCAACAGCAGTGGTTGACTGGCAACGACGTCGCCTGCAGTAGGATCAGCTCCCAGCAAAGTCTTTACAGGCTTTGCCCCAAGACCTGAAACATTCACAGTAAAAGAACCTGTCCCAGCATTGACTGGTCGATACAAAAGCAACAGCCCGGTCGTATAAGCCAGCAAAGCAGTTGCAGGATTCAAGACATGCGCCGCAGCTGTACCTGTTTCTGCTGCAGTAATAATCACCGCACCAGTAAAGCCAGCGAAGCATTCCTTCAATACCGTTTTCAGCATGCGGATATGGTCGTCCCCCTGGGATTTTGGATCAGATGCCGTTGGATTTGTGATCGTCAGATCATTGATATAGTTTGCAGTTTCTAATGCCATTATTTAGCCCTCACTTGCATGGTTGAACCTGAATACCAGTCTATGGAATTGATGGCATCCACACTTTGCAGATACAGTTTTTCAAAGGTAGGGATGCGTGCATCATTCATGATGAAAGGCTGGGCTGCGCATAAAGCAGCGTACAGATATACATTTGGAAAAGCCGCCAGTAACCAGTTCGTCGTATTGATAGTTGTTAGCGCCGGTATGCGCTGCTGATAAGTCAATTCAAGTTGGTAAGCTGCGTCTGGTATGGGAGCCAGTTGCAGCTGCTGACCAATCACAGAAAATGCCACTGGTTTGCCAGTCGCAGCACTGGCATGATCAGCACTGAGTTGATCCGGGGCGGCGTAACGCAACACCGTCACAGGATCGCTACGCAAGATCAGTCGTCTCATCTCCAACATATCAGGCGGTAAATTCACGTACGCATTACCAGCCACCGTCAACAAATTGCTGCGTATGTCCATAGGGCGCGCCACGATGTCAGACGACATTTTGGCTTCAGCCAAAGCAATGAAGCCTGCAATAAACGGTGTCAGATCAGTACGATGCAACCAGTTGCTCACAGCTGTCTGCAGAGTTGCATAATCAGTGATAGCGCTCATACCCGGCCTCCCCAGACACGAAAGGCAGACAGTGCCGGATCAGCCAGCATGCTCTTTACATGCACGGCTTCCGCCATGAATTCCTGGAAGCTGATACCTTTGTCATTCAGATATTTCTCTACGATCACCATGGGAAAAGATGCTGCATGTCGCATATCAGCTGAACCATGCTTTCCTTCCTTGTGCAACGCCTGAGTATGCTCAGCAATGGCCGTGCAATCCTGCACACGCTCAAACGTGACATCACCACCTTCTACATGGATATTGGTCGTGACTGCCATTACATGTTCTCCAGCGGAGAAACCTGCACCACGCCCGCAGCAGCTACCTGTATCGCCGCTATCCTGTCGTTGCCATTCACACTCAGAATGACGGCATCACCAGGCTGCACCTGCAAATCAGTGCTCAAGGCAGTCGCAGATGATTTGCCAAGTCGCACACAAGCTGGCGCAGTTGCAGCGACACGTATAAAACGGGGCAATTCACCGCTGGACATTGTTGGAATAGCTGCCGATGCAGACGTACCCGAAGTGGCGATTGCCACTCCGGTGGTCTGACTCGAAACGGTGATATATCCACCATTCATAAAAACCTCCTGCGCTTCACAGCGTTTTAATTCGATTGAAAAACGGCGGGGCTTGCACCCGCCAGCTTTTTTATGCAGTCACAAAATCAGGCTGACTACATAATGCGACGTCAAGAATTACAAAACGTCGTAAATCGCACCATGCGCTTTCGGTGCGCGGCATTCCAGCGTGTATTCAACCACCAGTTCACGCTGTACTGCATCGCCTGTCGTCGCCAGTTCGATAGTACTGAACGGGCGCAAATAAGCCAGAGCCAATTTGTCGGCCTGCAAGACAAACACATCACGCGCGGCCTGGAAGCGGTTCGGCACCACCTTCAAAGAGCCAAAGTCGGATACATACACATCAATCGCTGCATACAGCTTCGCATCTTCTGACTTATCGAAACGTGTAGCATTGCCGCTGAAGGTAGAGAAAGTCTGTTTCTGCGCCGGGCCGACCATAATGGTGTCAGGTTCGCCACCGGCGCTATAACATTTCTGCAAAACATTCTTCAACTGTGCTTCAGTAAATGCACGCGGTGTACCGACGGTGCGGCCAGTGTTGCCTGTGTAGGATGCCAAAGTACCGGCATTATTATCGACATTATCAACTACCCAACCTGGCAGGCCACGTGCCTGGCGCGGGGAAGTTGCAGCAACATCCAATTGACACAAGGCCGACTCCATATCACGTTTCAATTCCAGCGAAGCCATGGACAACTGGTAAGCCAGTTCATCCTTGCGACCCGCAGGGTTCATCGCTTGCTGGGTACCAGAGACGATCACGGTCTTCGATGCGATCTGGGTACGGTTGCTCAAACGCACAGTCGGCGTCACGCTCTTGGCCGTGGCATTGTCACCCTCAGCTTGCGCATTGGTGGTGACGGCGCTTGCCAGATCCTGCGTTTGCCATTCATGCAAAGTATTGCTGGCCTTGGCCTTAGCCGCCATGTTCATCAATGGCGTAGTGGTGGGGGAAATGCGATAGATGATATCGCTGAGATCTTCCTTATTACCAATCGCGCTGGTTGTTACATAGGTATTGCTTGGTGCTGTCATAGATTTCTCCGGGGTCTCGCGACCTTAAATAAATTTTGCAAAAAGGGATGCTGCGTCTTCAACTCTGCCGGATTTGGCAAGACGCTGCATGGCAGCCTGACGACCATCACCACCGGGTGATTCGCCTACACCCGGCCTGATTACTTTTTGCGGTATGCTCGTCACACGCTTGGCTGCTGCATTGGCTTTGGCCATCATGGCATCGTAAAGCATAGCCTTACGTCCCAACAGTACCGCCTTATGATCAGCGATACTATCGACTAACTGATGTTCAAACCCCTGCTCCAGTAAATACTGGCGAATAGCCTTACTTTCGGCTTCGGCCTTTCTGCTGTCTTTCCAGTCCGGTAGCTTGGCAAGAAGTTCTTCCTGCTGCGTATGGAGCACAGACTCCAGATGGTTTGCCTGTTCAGCCTGGGCGATATGTGCCAGGCGTTGTTGTTGCTGCATATTTTTCTGATAGGCGGCTTGTCTCCTTTGATAGAGATGCTGCTGCTTCAGATATTCAGCGGGATTATTGTCCAGCAAATGTTCCCAGTCTATCTGCTGTTGCTGGTTCAATGCACCTTCGATTTGGGCGGCCATTTTTTGCAGATTGCTGGCATACTCATGGCGTTCCTGGCTGGCCCTGTGAATTTCAGCCTCGGCAGCTTTGCGCTGTTCAGCCACTTCCATGGTCTTTCTGGTGTAGTCAGATTGACGCAAGCCATTTTTATAGGCATCTGCCAACTCTGCCTTCGATAAATTAACAGTCTTGCCATCTACAACAATGGTGACAGCCTCTTTCTCCCTGGCATACAGGTCCTGCTCTGCGTCCTCACTGCCTGGCTCTGCAGGCAAAGTATCGCTCCTATCTCTTCGTCCACTCAAGTCATCCAGCACTTCCCTCTCAAGAGCCTGGGCACTTTTTTCATGTGCCTGCGGTTCCAGAAAAGCGCCCATGGCTTGCGCCGCACCATCTACATTCAAAGCACTACTTGTGGGTTCAGTTACCTGATTATCCATATTCCATCTCCAATCAATGAATGGGACTTCCACCCATTCCCGGCGCCTCACGGCGTTAAGATTTATCCGGCAGAAAAACCGCTATCGCAGCCACCCAGTGTGCCGGACCACCACTAGACTCTTACTAATTCACCACTGTTAAGCTGATAAGCAGTTTCGCCACATGCCACCCTGACCCAGCCCTTATTTGTCTGTATCATCGCCACTGCGGGATGCGGGTGAAAAGCCATGGCAACCGAATCCTTCCAGCCCTTGAAATCCTGTACAGCCTTCACCAATTCTTCAAACGATGCATCAGGCCTTGCTTGTGTTCCACTTCCAGTTGCGCCAGCTTGCCGGTCTCCAGCGTTGTATCGAGCTGGCTTTTGAGCTTCTTCAACATGGCCAAATACATCCAGAGTTTTTCCCGCCCCTCGGCGTCGCGTGCTGGTGAGTTTTTCCATTTTTCTGTGACCTCGTTTTCTATATCAGCAAATGCCTGTTGATAGGCTTCATTCTCCAGCACTTCCCTGGCGCGGCTGGCTGCGTGTACGCGTTGTTCAAATGTGCTCATCATTCGCTCCTGTCAATCCATCCGCCATCCCCGCAACTGAACCGTTCACGCAAGCATCCAGTTGAGCTTGTGGCTGCATCTTCGCTTCCGCCGCAATACGGGCAACCATCATCCTGGTTTCTGCCTCCAACTGCGCTTTCCAGCGATCAAACTCCATGCGTTGCTGCGCCAGTTGCGCATCCAGTTGTGCTTTATGCTGCCGCTCCTGCATATCATTCTGTGATTGCGCCAGTTGCTTTTGTGCTTCCAGTTGCAGTTCACGCTCACGCAGCATGGCTTCCTGTTGCAATTCGCGTTCGCGCATTTGCATGTCCATCATGTGCTTTTCTTTACTCGCCTGCACTTGCATCTGTGTCTTTTGCTGTTCGGCCTGCATCTGCATTTGTACAGGATCAGGCGACGGTGGTGATGATGGCGCTGGTGGATTTTTAGCAGGGTCGCTAAAAAACTTGTCACCATTCTTGAATCCCAGCAAACGCGCCAGTTCCGAACTGGATTGATAAATCCCTTGCGGATTTGCGATGCCTAAGGGGAAAACTTTTTCCTGCTGCGCCAGCAAGGCCATCAGATAATTCACCTTCTGGTCTTTGTTACCCAGGCCTATGCCGACGTTGATACTCACATCAAACTGGTTGCGCCATTCACGTGGATCAATATCCACCCAGCCATTAGATAACCTGACTTGCGCTTTCTTGTCCTGATGCTGGCATATCAATTTCAACACCAGCTTGAACAACTCTGTAAAGCCTTCCGCAAAATTGCGCGAGATTAAATCCAGACGCATATCTGCCTTGTTGGTGATGATATTCATGCCCTGCGCAGTCTGGTTCAGGCCATCAGAGTCATTGCCCTGACTATAGCGTGTCCAGCCTGTCTTGTTTTCCAGGTCTTGCTGTATATAGTCCAGCAAACCCATGGCTTCACCTGTATTACCCTGTGCCTGGTCCAGCCTGCCAACCGCACCAGGCTGTTTAATACGTACCACACCACCAGGGCGTGAAGTCAGTAAATCATCCAGATTCACCTGGCCTTCGACGGCATAATAGCGGCCATTGACGTTCAGATACAGATTATCGAGCTGGCTGCGCAAGATGCTGGTCTTAGTTTTCTGGCTTTCCATCGCCAGATCGGCAATCGACAAACCAAAGAAGGTATGTGGCAATGGCACAGGCGTGATATCAACAAAGGGGATGAAATCCACCTCCTCATTGTCAAGCAACTCATTGCCCGCCACCGTCACCTTGCGCAATTCGCTGATGCCATCGCCGTCAAAATCACAACGCACATAAGCTTCTGTAATCCAGATCTTGCGCTGGCTGTCGTCAGCATTCGTTACTTCATCCGACAGATAAGCATTTTCATCATTCCAGCTCAGTCGCTGTATGCGTTCCAGATTCAAGGCTTGCCCCTGATCTTCGCCGCTGATATTGTCCACGTTCTTGTAACCCATGGATTTCAGTTCAGACACTGTCCGTTGCACCCTGTGCCCGACAAACCTGGCTGTCTGTATATCCTTGGCATTGCGTGCAATCAAAAATTCTTCAGGTGGCACATTGTCGATCTGTATCTTGCCGCCAGTCTTCACCCGCTTGCAGGTAATGTCATACAACAATTCAGGTGGCTGTGACTGGATTTGTTGCAACTGCGCTTGCAACTGCTGTACAACCGGGTTAACTTGCTGATTTGCTGGCGGCATATTCGGCGGGCCAGGTGGCTGTCCGGGGTGCTGAACATTCGCTTGCGGTGCCTGCTGCATTTGCTGACTGATTTGCTGGTTGATCTGTTCGACCGCCTGCTGACGTTGTTTGGCGTCGTCTTCATCCGGATAAGCCTGCTGGGCAATCACCTCGATTTCTGGATCATCCAGAATTTGCGCCAACTCTATCTGGTTCAAACCTTTATATTCTTCCTTAGCCTCTTCAAAGCGGGTATCCCACCACACTTTGACGATGCCATTTTTTTGCAGCAAGGCATCCTTCATCCATACATAAGCTATCTTGTGACCATTGTTCTTTTTAAAGAACAAGTAATTGATGTATTCCGTCGCTGCCTTGGCCCTGGCTTCATCGTCCGGATTTTGTGGTTCAAACTCGACAATCGAATCACCGCCACAAAATGTCAACATCAATTGCGGCAACATAGACTCTATGGTGTCACGGACATCAGTAGAAACCACAGACGAGCGGCCATCCACTTCTGGTGGCGACAAATCACCCACCGCCAGGCCCAGATAATAATATTCCGCCTTTTGCCTCGCTTGCGACAAACGCGAAGATGAATAACCCAGGCTCTGGCGCATTTCTGTCTGCACCAGTGCTTTCAATTCGTCTTGAGATAAAGCTTTAGCCATTCCATCCTCTATGCATAAGTAAATTTAGGGTAAGTCAGTTTGCCACCCCATTCTTCGTTCGACATCGCCTCTGCATTGATGCAGATATAGCGCAGGTTGTCTGCACCATGACTGAACTCATCATGCAAGGGTGCGCCAGCTTCATTTGTGCTTTGGTTGATCACGCGGCGATAGCGTTTCACGCATTCAATCAGACGCGCAGTTTTATCCGCATCAAACCACAAGCGTCCAAATGTCATGCGCGTCAGACGTATGCCATCTTCCACACTCATGCTGGGCGTGATTGCCACATCCCAGCCCAGAGCCGTCATGATTTCTTCTGCGCTCTTGCCGGTCTTGAAGTCCTTGTTGCGACCATCGTGAGGTAAAAATAGTTTTCCCCAATTCATATTCTTTTGCTTCAACAAGGCAGAGTAATAATCCAGGGTTTGATGGCTGTCTTCCAGGTATTCAATCACCCGCAATTCAGAGCTTTGTCTTTGCACCAGGCTGATCGCCATCGCATCATTCCAGCCCAGATCAACCACAACATGCACTTTCAGCATAGGGTCATACGGCACATGACAAACCCTGCCCTGTGCGCCAGCCACTTCGTGGTAATAAATCGCCCCACTCACTGCCGGTTTGCATTCACCGTCCCAGATATTTTTATAAGCTTCAGGTTCGCGCTGCATGCAGGTTTGTCGTTCTCTTTCCAGCACGTCAGGGAACCAGGGGTTATCCCGCCAGTTCATCAGGATCGATACACAGTCATGCGGTGGCCTTGCGACAAAACGCTGATGGGTAGGATCAGTTTCCAGTTCGGGGTTATAAGTCACCCAGATTTCTGAACCTGCCGTACGTATCGTCGGTATCAAAATACTCCATGATCTGTCCGACACACTCTGACCTTCTTCTATCCACACCTTGGTGCAACCTTCAAAAGACTTGATACTGTCAGCCGTCTGGTCAGACAAACCGCTGAAATAAAAACGTGTGCCATTCATGCCGCGAATTTCTGATTCATACACCTGGTAGAAATGACTCAATCCCAGGGCTGCAATCTGGTCACGCAATAACTGATGCACAGATTGCTTGATCGATTTCTGCAACTCACGTGCACATAAAATCCGCTCTACATTCTGCACACCCAGCAACAACAAGGCGCGGGCAAAGCCCCAGGACTTGCCGCTGCCGCGCCCACCACGCGCCACCTTGTAACGCGCTGGCTGGAACAAGAATTCCAGTTTTTCAGGAAACTCGCATTCAATCTGCATTCGGCTTGACCAGTTTGATGGCGATATCACTAATCAAATGTTCGCCGTTTTCTCCCGCCCCATTGACTTGCAGAGGTAAAATCTTCAGATACAACACTGTCCAAAAGGCTTTTTCATTGGTCGGGTCTTCCCTTGCCCACTGCGCCAGGCGCAAAGCACCACCCAGTTCCTCACCCGCTTTGGCAATCGCATCCCTGACAGTCAATGTAGATTGACTGACTGCTTTTTTTGGTCGTCCGCGTGTCTTGGCAGCAGGTTTAGCCGCCATCTCAGATGCAATAGCAGCCTTCACAATTTTGCTTTCACTCATTTATTTTCAGGATGCCTTGCGGCTTGTCCTGCTCCAGGGTTATCAGCATTGGCCTGCCCGGGAACCATGGGCAGCGCATCTGCACGGCTGCATTAACTGCAATTGCAGGCGCACATTCCCATGATTCCCGTCAACGCCTAAAAAGATTTACCTGTCTGCTGCTTTGCGTTCAGTATGGTCAGCACTACGTGAAAGGGTGATACGCTTGCAATCACAAACAGGTAAAAGCCTGAGCGCCAGCACAAGCAAATTGCGTGGCGCGATTCTGTCAATTTTCTGCATTCATCGACAAGATTCATTAACAAAATTTGCGAACAAAAATTCATGAACAAAACGCAGAAAACAAAAAGCCCAGCTGCTTTACAGTAGCGGGGCCAGATCAACTCTAACAAATAAAATTCTTCAGGACGCAAATCGCCCTGAACAGAACTATATACTGATTATATAATCAGTGCAAATTTTTCTTAAGCTCCAGCATTTACAGGAAAATTCTCTGTAAAAACAGCGCAAAAGTTTAAGAAAAATCCATCAACTCAAAACCAAAAACCCCACTTTTTACAAAGCAGGGTTCGTGGTTTTTATCTGAGGGTTACTACAAAATAGCAACAGGACGCAGCTCGCCCTGAACAACACTATACACTGATTATTTAATCAGTACAAATTTTTCTTATTAAATTAGAGTACGCAGGCGCAGCAAGAAAACAACATCTGAATTCAGCCCGGCACACGCATTAACAAAAATAAAATAATCAATAAAAACAAGGCCTTAAAAACAAAAAACCCCACTTTTCACAAAGCAGGGTCCGAAGTTTTTATCTGAGGGATACTACAAAATAGCAACAGGACGCAACTCGCCCTGAACAACAATATACACTGATTATTTAATCAGTACAAATTTTTATTAAGCTTATTTCTCATGCATATTTTCTCCATAAAAACAGCTGGCGCAGCAAGAAACCAAGCCTGATTGGGCGCACAAGCAAGCACGCCGACAAAGCGCAAATTCGTCCAGATGAATAAAAACACAATGACTTGCTTTCGGTCATATAATTATTCACAGCAAATTTTTCGCTTGGAGGTGTTCACCATGGGGAGCAAGGTATTTTGCCCACATCGTCCTTGAACAATGTCTCCTCTCTGCTCGCGAGGAATCTGCTACTGGCTTTCGTCTATATCCTGTTTGGACGCATCGCCCTGTTGCTAGCCATTCCTCCCGGCTATGCCATTGCCGTCTTTCCACCGGCGGGCGTGGCAGTGATTGCCGTGCTAACGGGTGGATACCATCTGCTGCCTGGCGCAGCTCTGGGTTCATGTCTCTTCAATCTGTGGATAGGCTGGGAAAGCCAGGGACAATTGACGCTCACAAATACCGGCCTGGCCCTGCTGGTTGCCACAGGCGCCATGCTGCAGGCGATGAGTAGCGCTTATCTGCTGAAACGCTTTGTTGGTTATCCAGCCGCGCTTGATGACGAACGGCATGTTGCGCTCTTCCTGTTGCTCGCTGGGCCGGTTGGCTGTCTCGTCAATGCCAGTGTCGGCATGCAAATTTACGCTGGTGTCTGGATGGGACTGGCAAAGTGGATGCGCGTGGTGTGCCGCATTTTATTCTTGGTATTGTCGATCATGGTACGCGCATGA